CTATAGCAGAAAGTACTATTATTTTTTGCCAAGGTTTGGCCGGTAGTGGTAAGACGCATATTGCCATAGGAATGGCTTTAGAATACTTATTAGAAAATAAAGTTAATAGAATTATTATTACAAGGCCGGTATTAGAGGCTGGTGAAAAAATTGGTTATTTGCCCGGTACAGCAGAAGAGAAACTACATCCTTATTTATTACCTATTATTGATGAAATTAATTATTTTATTTCTCATGCCCAGTACGCTAGTTTGAAATTAAATAATAAGATAGAGGTTGTGCCACTAGGATTGATGAGAGGTCGTAATTTTCATAATTGTTTTATTGTGGCAGATGAGTGTCAAAATGCTTCGTATGAGCAGTTAAAAATGCTATTGACAAGAGTTGGAACACAAAGTAAATTAGTATTGACAGGAGATATCGGCCAATCTGACTTAAGCAGACATTTACAGGGTGGTTTTATAGATTTAATAAATGCTTTAGACGGAGTGGAAGGTATTGGTAATTCTAAATTAGAATCATCAGATATTGTAAGAAACCCAATTATTGCTAAAATTTTATCACGACTAGATTCTTACGAAAATGGAAACCAAAAATAAACAGTGTTTGTTACTAAATTCAGATTATTCTCCACTTTCTATTATATCATGGAAAAGGTCTTTAATATGGTTGGTTAAATATGAAGACAACCCAAGATATGGTATAGAAATTATTGATTTCTTTAAAAATGATTTTATCAATGGAACCAATAATAAAAAATATCCTATTCCAGCAGTAGCTAAAACTCAAAGATTTTTTAGAATAAATAATCAACCTATAACATTTTCTAGAAAAAATATATACATTAGAGATAATTATACGTGTCAATATTGCGGCAATTCTTTTGATATTAAAAATTTAACTTATGATCATGTTATTCCTAAAAGTAAATGGAAAAATTCAATATCTTCATTAACATCATGGACTAATATTGTTACAGCCTGTGTTGATTGCAATAGAAGAAAGGGAAACAAAACCCCAACACAGGCCAATATGCCTTTAAAAACATTTCCTTCTATACCAACCAATAAACATATAAGATACTTGCCGGTGATATCTCGCTTATCTACTATAAAAGAGAACATTCCAGAAGAGTGGAAAATTTATTTACCAGAATCATATTTCTAATGCCAACTTATTCATATTCATGCGATAATTGTAGTTCTAATTTTGAACTATTTTTTTATATCAAAGATTATATCGAACATCCAAAATGTACGGTTTGTAAAAGCAAAAAGACTAATAGAGACTATAATAAAGACGCTCTTACGCAGAGTGCTTCTGTAAGGAAATTGGATTGTGAACTTAAAACTATAGGTGATTTGGCTCAAAGAAATTCTGATAGAATGAGCGATGACGAGAAAGCCAGCTTATATTTAAAACACAACGCATATAAACTAGAGGATAATCAAAAAGAATTACCTTCTGGAATGTCTAGAATGAAAAAACCCCCAAAACCAAAATGGCCTGGATCTAATAATCAACAAATAAAAAAGAGAAGAAAACCAAATGGATAATATATTTAAAATTAATAATAAAACAGATGATGTACTAGATTATGTATATTATACAACTCTGGGAGATCATGAAACGATTGATGATGACGGCAATCCCAGAATAGGTAATAAAGAAAACTGTCTTGCTTATATAAGACAAAACGACAAAGATAAGCAATACTATATCAAAGTTGGTACATATGGCAAAATATATAATCCAATAGGATTGTTCTCTGAAGGTAAGTCGAAAAAATTCTTATCAAAAATTGGAAAGAACGAGTATACATTTAGTAAGGTTAATCAGAAGGTTTTTGATATGTATGTAAATTTCTTAAGAACAAAAAATATAGCATGGCTAAACAATGCAGAAAGGGAACTAGCATGAAGAAAAACGAAAAAACGATTAATAACTATGCGGTTTATTATTTATCTGATAAGAATAAATCTATAAAAGAAATTTCTGAAGAACTTGGATTGACTTCCAAGATGGTGAGTGATATAATTTCTTCTAGGGAAGTTGAAAAAAATTCTGAGATAAATACCACATCTTCAAAGGTCACTAGTAAGGATTTAATGATCAGAGAAACATCAAATAAGAAAACCAAATCTGTTGCAATTATGACAAAATCTGCATCAGAAGTTAATGATTCTTTTAGACAAAAGATTAATAATACCACATCTAGGACTAGCAGAGATGCTATACATAGACCAAATAACAAATGAAATATATTTCAAAATACTCCAATGGTAAACACGTATCATGTGCTCAATATATAACAGAAATTATTTGTGAAAATAAAGCTAAGAAAGAAAAAAAGGACCTACATTATAGATTTTGGACTAATAAAGAATGGTCTGCATACTACAGGAATCAAATTGCCACTGCTAATCAATTGCTTTTAAAATATGATGAACAAGCGATAATTAGGGCAATAAAAGCTAAAGAAGCAGAGAAAATTTATTCTTTGCGTGCTCCTCATCTTATTCCTATCATAGAAAAAGAAGAGAAAGCTTTGGCATTAGAAAATAAAAATTTATCTAAAGAATTTGATCGATCAGAAAATAAAGTTTATAACACAAAAAACTTAAAAAATAAATCCATATTATCCAAATTAAAGGAATTAGAATGAGTTTAAAAGAGGATATCACTAAGCAATTTGGCTCTGATATTATTTTGAATGGTAATGCGGTGGTTGATAAGACAACATTAACAATTCCAATTAGTCCGTCTTTAGATATTGTTTTAAATGGTGGAATTCCGGAGGGTAGTTTTGTTGTGTTGACAGGGCAACCTAAATGTGGTAAAACGACAACATCCTTGGATTTTTCTGCTACAGCACAAAGAGATGAGTATGCTCACAGCTCTTTTAAAGATGGTAGAGAAGTGTATTACCTAAATATCGAAGGTAGATTAAAAAAGAGAGATTTAGAAGGAATACCAGGACTAAAATTAGATAAATTTCATATTATAGGATCTCAAACGGGTAAAATTCTACATGCTGAAGAATATCTTCAAATAGCAGAAAGAATTATAAATGAAATACCAGGATCGGTAGTTATAATAGATTCTTATTCTGCTCTGTGTACAGAAGCAGAAATTACAAGCGATATGGATAAAATGCAACGTGCTGACGGAGCAAAACTATTAGCAAAATTTTGTCGTAAAGTAGCAAATGTAATTCCAGTAAATAAGAATATAGTTATTGGTATTACGCATTTGATGGGTAATCCAACGGGATATGGAGCAGAGTTTAAAGAGAAGAGCGGTCAAGCTATTGCGTATCAAACAGATATTAAACTCAGAGCTAAAACTTTTAAGCCTTGGGTATTAAGCGCTGACAGTAATCAAATAGGCCAAGAGATAGAATGGCAAGTTGTTTGTTCTGCTCTTGGTCCTCCTGGTGGGGTAATAACATCTTATATTAGATATGGCGAGGGTATAGATAAACATACAGAGTTATTAACTTTTGCTGTTGATATTGGCCTTATCAATAAGGGCGGCGCTTGGTACACTTATGATAAAGAAAAATTTCAAGGTATGGAAAAACTTAGACAATATTTTGTTGATAATCCTCAAGAATATAAAAAATTAGAGCTATCTGTTAAAGAAACCATGGGTATTAAATGCAAATAAAATCATTAGATGGTTTTATTCAAAACTGGCAACTTACTGGACATTATTCTCACGCTAATTTATTACACAAGTCTTCGCTTCATATTGAGGCTAGACAAGTAATAAAAGATAGTTACCCTACTTTACAGCTTCTTGAAGAAGTTCCAATACCATTAAGAAAAAATGAAACATTATATCTAGATTTTTACCTACCTTTAAAAAAAATATGCATAGAAGTTCATGGAGAGCAACATTATAAGTTTGTTCCTTTTTATCACAGCAATCAACTTAATTATTTAAAATCTCAAAAGAGAGACAGAGAAAAAAGGGAATGGTGCGAAATCAACGGAATCAAATATATAGTATTGCCATATGACCAGAAGATTGAAACTTGGAGGGATATAGTTACAAATGACAATACAAACTAAAAACACATCGTCTGATCAAGTTAACTATTGGGATAAAGTTCTAGATGAATATGAGTCTTCTTTAGGCTTGCCGGCTTATGCAAACAAGGTATTACCAGAAGAAGAACTAAATCAATATTTAACAATGGATAGAAATGTTATAGAAAAATTAACACCAGAAGATTGTGCTCAAATATCCTACAGACTTGCTCAATTTTCTTTTCATATTCAAAGAACTATTAATAGAGAATTAGCAAGATATAACTGGGCAGAAGAGACTTTGAAAGAAACTATTGCTGATGAAATTAATAACTATAAAGGCTATGGATATATAGAAAAATCTACGCAAGCAATTAAACATAACGAGAAGGCATCATCTTTAAATAAGATTAAAAAATACGCTAAACAGAGATCGGACAGATTAAGCTATATATCAGCATCGGTAAAAAATTTATCTGACATTATTCTATCAATTCAAAAAATGAAAGTTAAACATGGATAATCTAACTAATCCAGAGCAAATTAAAGCATTGATTCAAGCACTACAATCTCTTTTACCCAAAGAAGAATCCACAACATCTTCAAAAGAAGAATCCGTTGAAAAACCAAATTCTAAGGTAAAAACTAAAACAAGACAAAAAAAACAAACTAATAATTCTACTAATAAATTTTTAAATATGCCAGAAATTAACATGTTTAAAAGCGATATAGAAATTGATAAAAAGTTATCAAGGTATCCGCCAACACCAAGAAATAGACAATATCAGCCAATAGAAGTCAAATGCAGATCTTGTGGTAAGCAAGAAGAAATAAATCCAGCAATCTTGCCAGACTCTGCTGATAGATATAGATGTAATAAGTGTTCATCAAGCTCAGGAGGTTGATTTAATGATTTTGGCTGACCCGTCGGCAGAAAGAGCCGTATTGTCTGGTATCTGTAAATTTGGCGAAGAAGTTTATCTTGATATAGCAGATATTCTACAAGAGTCATCGTTTACCGTTGATAGTAATGGTATCATATTTAAGTGCATCAAAGAGATTTGCGAAAAGAATCAATCTAAATCTATAGATATAGCATCAATTTATTCTGTTGCTCAAGACCTTGGAGTGTCTCATGTATTATCAAGAAAAGAAGAGGCTCAACATTTAAAGGCTATTATTGATTTTCCTGTTAATATAGAGAACATTCCCAAGTTCGCTGCTAAAATTAGAAAATTACAAATAGCAAGATTACTGTATGAGCAACTAGATAAAGCTAAAGAAAAATTATTAGATGTAACTGGTAGCGAACCAGTAACAAGTATAATATCAATTGCTGAAGACACAGTATTTGATTTTACATCATTAATTAATGATACAGATAATAATCCTGTGTGTATAGGTAATGATTTAGAAGCATATAT